GCATCTCTAGCTTCTGCTTTATTGGCTTGACGATCTTTAAACGATTGAATTCTATCTGCTAAACCTGTTATGCGTGGACGGTTTTCTTGCTGCCCTTCACTAGGTTTTTCTGCTCTTCTCGCTGCTCTTGCAGATTGCCTAGCCTGTTGTCTAGCTCTCATTCTTGATAAAAACTTTTGAACAGGTCTTTGCCTAGACTCATATTCTTCTGTGCCTACCGTGTTATAGCCAGGAGAACCTGTTCCAGTTGCTCCCATTTGACCTAAACTGCCTTTCATTTTGCCTTGCACTTGCATGCCAAGTTGCCGTGCGCTACTAAATGCAGGCATGGCTGATGCAATGTGAGCGCCAAGATTAGCAAAGCCTTCTCCACCTCTAGCCATATGAACTGGCAAAGATGCAAGACCACCTTCGTTGGCCATCATAAAGGGAATGCCGCCTCCATATGGTCCAGCAGGGCCGCCTTCAGTTATGTCTGAAACAAAGTCATAAAAGTCTTCCATTGATTTAAATTCAGGAAAACCTAACTTTTTTCTTGATGCGTTGATCATTTCTAATTGATCAAGATCTGGCCCTAAACCAGCAACATCTTCCGATCCTGTATCAACTGTCCCGCCACCCTCATCAGTATCAACCGGCTCTTGCATCACAGGCTGTTGCACTACTTGTCTTGGCAAAGCGCCCATTGCGAATGGATTATCAGGTTGATAGTTTGCATACATGGTCCCTGGAACATTTTGATAATCAAGGTTAAAACCTTGTGAAGCTCCTTTAGGCAAAAAACTAACCTTACTTGGGTCCATGTCAGCCAGCACTGGCGCTGGTTTGAATGCGGATAAACCTTTTAACGCTCTAAGAGTATCTGCGCTATACTCCTGCATAGGCTGTTGTTGCGCCATGATCGCATCAGTTTGTTTTTGAGCAGCTTTTCTTGATTTTCTAGCTGACAAACCTCCAGCCAATGCTGAAGCAGCTGTGATTAATGCGCCAATAAAAGCCTCTGGTTGTCCGGTCTGGGGGTTAGTAGTAAGTTGTCCACCAGGCATTAATGATGCAATGCCTTCAACCTCTGCTGGATTCATATGAACAAGCATCGTATCGCCATAACGGCCTTGCGCAGCCAAACGCTCTGCTTGTTTTTGCATAGGAGGCTGTTTCATTTGATTCGCCATTTACAAACCAACCTTTAGTATATTGAAATAACTTAACACTTCCAACGTCTTCGAGCCTGTCGTAATCTAGAATTAGGATTTTTAGCAGCTTTAGGAAACTGTTTCATCTGGCCTGCTGACCTTGCGCAAAAAGACTTTCTTCTCTTAGCATCCTTGCTGCCTTTCTTAACTTTACCAGTCACAGCTGTCTGTAGCTTACTGCCAGGGTTCTTTCTTCGATAGGCTGCAACTCCAGCTTCTGTCATGCCAGCGCCTTGTTTAGTAGGCCGAAAGTTCTTTTTGTTACGCTTTGGCATATCATCTGCCTTACGCTCTTTCGTCTTTTTTGCAGCTTGTCTGCGTTTAACTTGACCGCCAGTCCTAAATTCTTGTGCATAACGTCTGAACATCAGCTATACCTTGTCTTCTTTCTACGATCTGGCATTACTGCACCACACCCTCGATGGTTCCTTTTGGTAACAAAACAACCATCTTTTGCAAAAGTCTTTACATTAGTTGGTTTGCCGCCAACTCCTTGCTTTCTTGATCTTTTTCTTTTTACTGCGCTTGTTCGTTCAGAAGCAGTCATGGATTTGGCCTTTGATCGAGGCACACACTTAGGATACTTTCTTTTAGAGCTTTTCGTCGAGGATCTGCCACACGCTTGAAACTTACCATCTTTTTTGGGCGCGCCTATATCAACCCAATCGCCTTTTGACCCTTTACCAAACCAGTCTTTCAGGCTCATGTCAGCCCTATTATCCTAGCTCGTTTAGCGATAAATCCACCTCCACTAAGGGATTTTGGTTTTTTGCCTTTAAAGTCTTTTCGCTTTACACCAGAAGGATCTTTAATCTTTCCTGCACAAATCTTACTTGCGTAAGCATTTGCATAAGCACTTGGATATACATCAAATTTACGTTTAGCTGCTGCCTTACCTCTTGCACATAACTTAGTCATAAACTCACCACCAATGAACCATTTGTAATAACTTGAACCGTGCCTATTTGCCCAGTCCCACTTAACCCAGATGTGTCTGGATCAGTAATATAAATCCATGCAGTCCCACTCCAAACCTGTAGGTTTCCAATTGAACTATTCCATATGATATCACCAGCTTGGAATTTAAGTTCATCTAATTCTGATGCAGTAAACTGAGGCGTTTTGTCTGGATCAAACGCATCAAGGCTTAATTCAAGAAGCCTTACTGTCTTATTGTATGTGCCAGCAGCAACAACTTGGTCTGTTTCAAATGGTAATCTGCCCTGTAAAAGCTTACTCATCTTCTACCATTTGGCCTAATATCAAGTCGAGTACCGCCAACTCTAAATCCAACTCCTTCTCTTACACCAACGGCAGCATCATCATCTGATTCAAATCTAACCACAGCTTGTCGAGCTCTAGCTCTCATGTCTATCTTGGTGGTAGATGCAGTAAAACTTGTGGTTTGATCTGTTGATAAAGAATCGCCAGGATAGTTTCGTTCTTTTAACACAACATTAATCTGTTGCCCACTGCCTCCGCTACCTGTGAATTTAACGTCAGGAATCATACGTTTAATAAACTGAAACTCTTCTCCATCGCCTATATCAAAGTCAGCAGACTCGATGAACACGTTGTCCATTGGAGATCCATCATCATCATTACCTGTCTCATGCTGATAAAGATAAGGAGTAGAGCTTGATTTGCCAGCGGCTCTTGGGAAGGCAACAATACCTTCATCTAACCAGGCTGTTCTTTCTAGTTGTCCAATGGCCCATGATTGTTCAACGTAGTTATAAGTGACATATCGATCAATTGAGGTTGTTCCAGAAGAACAATAAAACCAACCGACCTCATTGAACTGTTTGTTTAAGAAAGCAAAGAACTGATATGCCTGACCCTCTTCCAGGTCATCAAACACATACGAATGAACACTACATGGGACCGGAGATACGGCTCCCGTATAGGTGTAGAATCCTTTCTTGTCCATCCAGAACACACCAGATGGCGTGTTGATCGCAGCATTAGGACCAATCAAACTAACGCCTTCATTAATTAGATTTAAACCAAACGTAAGCGGCGTTCCAACAAACTGCAAACTGTAGAGCGCAACATCAGTCCAAACCAATGTTTCTTGTCTAGCTCTAAGTCCTCCAATTATTTCTGATCCTGCGGAACAACGCAAAGAACCAGCTGTGTTATCTGATCTAGGCTCCCACTCTGCTGGGTTTTCTTGATCAGAAAAAGCAATTAACAGTGGATCAATTGAGCCAGATCGAGAACCGCCACTGATTGGGTCAGCGCCCAAGACAATAACGTGTCGATCTACATCAGACACCAACACTTGCAATCCTTTTGTTGGGGTAAGATTAGCGCCTGTCAACGCACTCAATGCAACGGCTCTGTCTGTGCCAAGAGTTTTTGCGCTAGTGTCCCAGTAATAAACACCACCCGCACGGACGTTGGCAATCAAGTCCTCACCAAAACTATCGAAAGACCACAGTCTTAATTGATTCAGATTACTAAGCGAACTGGTAGAACCCCAAGTTCCACCACCCCAGGTTCCAGATCCCCAACCTGTGCCATCAACAAATACATCAAGACCAACACTGATCTGGTAAGCGCCGACAGTAGACCCGCCACCGTTACCGCTATCACTAGCATTTGCAGTTACTGTTGCGCCACTCGTATCTTTAGCAGTGATGGTATAAGTGCTGGTAGAAGGTACAGTCGCTATTTCATACTCTTGGTTTATAACCGCCGCTACGACATTACCTCCTAATGATGCTGCTCCACTAAAAGTAACGAAGTCACCCTGTGAAGCACCATGAGCAGTATCAGTAACAGTTAATGTGCTTGATCCATTAGTCGCTGCAAATGTTACATCTCCCGCACTAGTGGTACTGCGAATCGGTGTAATGTCATTGAAGTTTGTGCCTTCCTGTATATAAAGCTTGGTTCGAGTGCCAAGACCAAGAAGCTTTGTGCCAGCCAGATCAACCCAGCCTAATAGCTTTCTGCCTGTGCCGTTGTAAGAAGTCTGAATGACCTTTGTCCAGCCACCTATCTTTTCAGCAAAGCCTTTGCGAAACCTGACTAGGTTACCGTCAAACCAACCGCCCTCTGCGGTGTAATCAGTTCCTTCTTTATTAATGCCAGGATTAAACAAAAACTTTTGAAGAGCCATTACTGATATTCTCCTGTTCTTATCATTTCAGTAACTTCAGGCGCTCGACTTTTTACTTGTTCTGCCCACTTACTGTCCATGAACTCATCAGCTGCACGCTCATAATCTTCGGTAGCCATAGCGTCTAAAGCTTTCTTGAATCCTC